GTAGTGCTATCGCTGCTGGTGTTGCTGTTCCTGCTGCTATGAGCATTCCCTACGTGGGTTGGTTGGTAGGTGGTTGGGCACTGTTACTAGGACAGAAAGCAGGGTCATCGCTTGGTTCTCAAGTTGGTAGTGTATTTAATGACTGCTGATGGATATTCAGAGGATAGGGACGAGTAAAATTACAGTAGGTAAACTAAACATACCTGAGGTTAGGACATATCCAGAACCTATAACCTCACAGTTTAGTGCTCCACCTGTCACTGTTAATATAGGACTCCCTATTGTCAATATACCAGGATGCGTTGAAGCAAACTCTGCTAATAATAAAAACGAAAGTTTATTAATAGATGATGATCCTGTAATTATTTGTGATGCTGGCACTCCTAGTTTCAATCCAATTAATTACGAACCGAATCAAATGGTTATGACTGGACCACCACCAGTGAATCCAGTTAAACCTAAGAAAGAAGTAACAGATACAAAAGCACCAGGTACACCACCATCACCACCACCTACTCCACCAGCAAGCATTCAGTGTCCTACTCAAGAGCAGTTATCTAAAGAACCCGTGGGGTTCCTGTTTGATGGTGGACGCAAAGAAGTATTAGGATACAAGTTGGTTGGAGACCAATGTATCCGAGAGGTAGGTGATGTACCTATAATCACACAAGTCATAAATGGATTACCCCCAACTGGTGTTGTGATCACCACTGGGGGTATTGCTGTAGTTGCTACTACATCAGCACTGCTTGCTAAACCATTTGCTGACATTCTTCTGAAGGTAATCAAACCTACAGTGAAGAAAGTTATTAAAAAGATTGCTGCTATCCGTGGTAAGAAAGTTAAGGTCTTGTCTCTAAGGGAGCGCCAAGTAGAGCAGCGTCATCGGAATGAGGCGATACGGGTATTGAAGTCGGCACTGAAACCGAAGGGATAGAGTGTCGATGTTGCTTGACAGTAGTTACATTTTGCACCACAACGTCAGCACATATTTTATAGTAAGGACTTCTGGGGTGGAAACTGATTCCTTCTTTCATTAAATTTCCACAATTCTTCAAACGAGCAATCTCAAAGTCCAATCTTTTATTGGCAGTCAGTTGTTTCATCATCTCAATGTTAGAAGTCGCTGCTTCTTTACAAAGGTCTTGCAGTTTCTTATCAGTAGGTGTGCTCCACGTCATAGAGAATCCTACACCTAGACTATAGTTATCCTTCTGTCCTGTTCTAGTTCTTTTAAAGAAACTTACATCACCAGGATTATCTAAGATACCATCTCCAATATCATTCCCGTCAGCATCAAAGGCACCAAAATTATCGGTAACATCGTATACTGGATCGTTATAATAATCTTCGTATGGTTTAGAAGCAGATACACTTCCTGTTACATACGGTGTGAAATTGCGAGTGGGACCTTGACATTGTATACCTCCACCGTAGGTATTTGTAATGTATGGTCCCTGAAGGACTTGTATAGCTTGGTTTGTAACGGAGCCTGAAGAGTTAGCAACAGGATTAGCAGTAGCAGACACACCACCAACAGTTTCAGCATAAGAAGGATTCGCAAATAATAATGTTATTGGGAGAAGATACTTGTAGTATCGGTTACGCTTGTAACCTCGGTTGTTCTCTGGATAATCGTTTGGTTGCTTAAACCAGGTCCGCTGTAAGTTTCTGTGAACTGAAACGCTCCTCCTGGTGTTGTCTGTGTGTATGTCGGTTTGCTTGTTACACCCGTCCATGATGATGTCACTCCGTCAATAGTTACATTAGTTGCACCAACACCTGGTGAGAGGTTGCCCGATGCATTGACACCAGAACCAGTAGCAGAATACTGATACCCAGTGTTATAGTCCATGCTATTTATTGTCTCAGTTATGGTCTGAGTTGTCTCCGTTCTTGATGTCATACTTCCCTGAGTGAAGTTTGGGACCACGGGGACCGCCAGGGCAGGAACAAGTGTGACACTTGCACTCACCACAGCAAGGGCAGACCAACGAATCATCTTGATCATTGCTCCTATCCTCAGTCAATTACAGTGATCTCAGATACATATTGGCCAGTTGCAGTCGTGCCAGCACCACCAGCAGTCACGGTGAGAAGACCCGCAGAGGTGACTGTACCTGCTAGAGTCCCTGCAGTTCCTGCTGTATAACTTGTAGTATTTGAGAAGTTAGGAACAGTTCCTACGGTAGGAGCAACAGTGGGGACTGCATCACCTTGAGTGTATGATTGACTGAAGGAGAAAGCAGATCCAGCGGTATTCTGTGTCGCAGAAATAGTGCCAGGTGCATAGATTCCAGAGGTGATGGTGCCAGCAGATACGGTGCCAGCAGTTGAACCATCTGTGGTATCAATGTTTGTACCAGAGATACTAAATGAAGAACCAATCCTTGTTGCTTGTGTTCTAGCAGAGTCAACCGTCAGTTGAACACTAGCGGAATGTGAACTTACCAATCCACCTGCATTTGCTGCACTTGCAGTCACTAATAGCATAACGATAGGTAAAAATTTAGTCATTTTTTCCATCGAGTTTTGTCTAATACTATGTAGGTGAGGTATTCCTTACATATAGGTTCGGATTATTACACAATGGATTAAACTAGGAACTTGTTAAATATTATTGGTTGCCTTCGGGGACCACACAACAAACTCGCTTTAATTAGGAGCATAACAAATGACGGGACTTAGAAAGTTCACGACGAAAGATCTTAATGCAGTGGTAGATGCTGCAGAAAAATACTCAGTAGGATTCGATGATCTGTTTTACAGACTGCATTCCTACGGGATGGGAGGTGTTAATGAAGCATATCCTCCATACAATATTGTACAAGAATCTAATATTAAATGGAGAATTGAATTAGCACTGGCAGGGTGGGCACCAGAGGAAGTTGAAGTTACTACAGAGAGTAATGTTCTTTTAATCAGATCGATTGCACCAAAGAATAAAGGTGAGGAGGAATATGTACATAGAGGCATCTCCACTCGCACTTTTGCTAGAGGGTTTAATCTTTCAGATGATGTAGAAATCGGCACAGTCAGTTTTAATAATGGATTGCTTGTGGTAGAATTACGGAAGATCATTCCTGAGCATCAGCAATTAAAGGTTTATGAAATCCAAAGTTCTCAACTACCTGAAAGTGATAGTGTGCCATCCAGCGGCACACTATAATCTGATTACTATTGGAATTCTGATTACAATAGGAGCATTACATAACCATGCTCATTTCTCAATGACCAAAGATGCAGATGCCTATGTTAGACAGTGGTGTAGATCATCAGCAGAAAACAAAAAGATCTGTATCAGTTATGGTGGAAACATGGACTACTAATTGACCTATATAATTTACAACCAAAGAGACTACCCGATAGGGGGTCTCTTTTTTGTATGGGGAAATTATGAATTTTTTAGACTATGCACGTTTGTATGACATTGAAAATGAAGTACTCTGTGATTCTTTAGTTAAAGAATATTCTTCTGTCGATTGGGAAGACCATCGGTGGGGACATAATGATGGTGAAACTCATCACACAGAAGATGATAATACTGAAATTTTATTTCCTGAAAATCAAATTATATTTGATATTTGTGGTAAAGTATTTGCTGATTATTCTCGCCACTTCGACATTGGATTGGTTGACCATACTCATGCAAGATTGAGCAAGTATAGAGAAGGAGCATATCTTCGTCCTCACACAGATCATATTAAAGATATGTTTGATGGAGAACGTAAAGGTATTCCTATTTGTACAGTTGTTGGATTGTTGAATGGTGATTTTGAAGGCGGAGAGTTCTTTCTTTGTGGTGAAGATATGGAACTAGAAAGGGGACACGTTATTGTATTTCCTTCCATCTTCATGTATCCTCATGAAGTTAAAAGAGTGACAAAGGGCACTCGCTACTCATTTGTATCGTGGGCATGGTAACATGAATGTTTATCTAAATTTAAAACCAAATAATTATGACGGTGATTCGGATCTCTTGACAGTAGAGGTTCCTGCATCTTATACTGAAGAACTTCTGCGATATGTCAGACCTATTGCAGAACAAAAGAATACTACCGAAGATAAAATCCTTAAGGATATTATCAAAGAATCTATTTTAGAAATTGAAAGGAGGAATTATGAGCGTAAGAATCGTTCGACTAAAAAGCGGAGATGATATTATCTCTGACATTTATGAGGTGACATCCACTGAGGATAAAGGAGAAGAAAAAGATCCGATTGCATATCAATTAAGATTCCCATATGCTATTTGGATTAGTGAGGGGATGAATGCAGAAGTTGATGGAGATATCCAAAAAATTTCTGACCCAGAAGTTTCTATGGAACCATGGTTGCCGCTTTGTAAACATGAACATATTTTTCTGAAACTTGATGAAGTATCCGCTGCATATGAAACGCATGATACAGTTATCGAACAATACACAAAACTAATTGAGGCACAAATGAATGGAAAACGTGAAACTGATTCTCCTCAGGGAGAGGAATGAAGTTCTACTGGGTTCAGTAACTGAACTAGATGAAGAACCAAGTTTATTAGTTACAAATTGCATGGAGATACTCAAGGATGGAACACTAGAACCGTTCCCTCGCTTTGCTGCACAACGTGACTTGTTCTTGACATCTGAGGCAGTTTTGACTATAGTGGATCCAAGTCCTGAAATTGTGGAGACATACTCTAAAGAATGAGTTCTTTCTATACCAACATTCAACTTGCTGGTGACACCATCCTTTACCGAGGATACGAAGATGGGCAACCTGTTTCCTATCGTGCAAATTTTTCTCCAACTTTATATGTTCTCTCTCGTAAGAATGAGAACTTCAAGACCCTAGATGGGAAGAATGTATCACCTGTCAAGTTTCAAACTGCTCGCGAAGCAAGAAACTTTATTAAGCAGTATGATAGTGTTGAGGGGTTTGAAGTACATGGATACGAGAGATTTGTATATCAATACATTCGTCAAGAGTTTCCTGGTGAGGTTGATTATAATATCAATCAAATGAAAATCTTTGCACTGGATATTGAGGTTCAGTGTGAGAACGGATTTCCTAATGTTGAAGAAGCAGCAGAAGAGATGTTGTCTATCACCATTAAGGATATGGTGACCAAGCAGTATTATTGTTGGGCGACTCGTGAGTTTGAAGCACCCGAGGGTGTAGAGACTCACATCTTTTGGACAGAACATGAAATGCTAAACCATTTCTTACAATGGTGGGTGCAAAATACTCCAGATATCCTTACGGGTTGGAACGTCAATTTGTATGACGTTCCATACATTGCCCGTAGGGTTAGTCGTGTGCTTGGTGAAAAATGGATGAAGAGTTTGTCTCCTTGGAATCGTGCTAATGAGAGAGAAGTCTACGTTATGGGACGTAAGAATTATGCTTACGATATCTCTGGTGTCAATATTCTTGACTATCTCGATCTTTATCGGAAGTTTACTTATAGTAACCAAGAATCATATCGATTGGACCATATTGCTTTCGTCGAACTGGGTCAAAGAAAAGTTGACCATAGTGAGTATGAAAACTTCAAAGACTTCTACACTAGTGATTGGCAGAAGTTTATGGAGTACAACATCCAAGACGTTGAGTTGATTGACCGACTGGAAGATAAGATGAAGTTGCTTGAACTTGCCATCACTATGTCTTATGATGCAAAGGTAAACTTTGAAGATGTTTATAGTCAAGTCCGTATGTGGGACACGATGATCTATAATTATCTTACGGATAGAAACACAGTTGTTCCTCAGAAAAAAGGTGAAAAGAAAGATGAGAAGTATGCAGGGGCCTATGTTAAGGAACCGATTCCAGGAAAGTATGATTGGGTTGTGTCTTTTGACCTTAACTCTCTCTACCCTCATCTTATTATGCAGTACAACATCTCACCCGAGACATTACTCGATGCGAGACACCCAACAGCAACTGTTGATAAGATACTTAATCAGGAACTAGATATTGATGGGAAGTATTGTGTATGCGCTAACGGTGCTCAGTATCGTAAGGACATACTTGGGTTCCTACCAGAAATGATGCAGAAGATCTACGATGAACGGACCATATACAAGAAGAGAATGCTTAAGTCTAAGCAAGCTCTTGAACATGCCACCACACCTACAGAGACCACATCACTACAAAAGGATATTTCAAAATTCAACAATATCCAAATGGCAAGAAAAATCCAACTTAACAGCGCCTATGGTGCCATCGGTAACCAATACTTCCGATACTACAATCTGGCAAATGCTGAAGCGATTACCCTCTCAGGTCAAGTCTCGATTAGGTGGATTGAGAGCAAGGTAAATACTTACCTAAACAAATTACTCAACACAGAGGACCACGATTATGTCATCGCTTCTGATACTGATAGCATCTACATCTGTCTTGATCTACTTGTCCGTTCTGTATTTCCTTCACAAGATGTTCGTACAGAGAGGATTGTCAACTTCCTCGACACTGCTTGCAAAGAACGAATCGAACCATTCATTGAAAGATCATACCAAGAACTAGCAGATTACGTTGGTGCTTATGACCAGAAGATGGTTATGAAGCGAGAGAATATTGCTAACACAGGTATCTGGACTGCTAAGAAAAGGTACATCTTAAATGTATGGGATAGTGAGGGTGTTCGCTATGAGAAACCTAAACTAAAAATCATGGGGTTAGAGGCAGTTAAGTCATCTACTCCTGGTGCATGTCGTGCTGCTATTAAGGAATGTATGACGGTTATTGTAAATGAAGATGAAGTGTCAGCGCAGGCATTTATCACCAAATTTAGAAATGAATTTTCATCGTTACCAGTCGAAGATATTTCATTCCCTCGTGGTTGTAATAATCTAAATAAGTGGTCCCATCCAGCAACAATCTATAGTAAAGGAACACCTATTCATGTTCGTGGTGCGTTGCTGTATAACTTCTATAATAAGAAGAATAAACTTACCCATAAGTATCCGTTGATTCAAAACGGAGAAAAGGTTAAGTTTGTTTATTTGAAGACTCCTAACAAAATTAATGAGAATGTCATCAGTTATCTGGGAACATTCCCAAAAGAGTTTGGTCTTGACAAACAGGTAGACTATGATTTACAATTCTCGAAGAGTTTCCTAGACCCTATCAAAGTTATTATGGACACGATTGGATGGCAAGCAGAAAAAGTACCGTCACTGGAGTTCCTATTCGGATGAAAATAAAATTTATGGTTACATATCAAAAAGCATTCGGTGCTGGTGCAGCAAGAGAAGAAAAGACTTTTAATGATCTACAAGATGCACAATGGTTTGAACGTGCCATGAAACGTTCACAACATATCACAACATTATTAGAGGTCAAAGAGTGAATTTTCTACAAGACGTAGCAAAGGAGATTAAAAATGAATACGCAGGATTGGTCAGCGATGGTGTTGCTGCAGGAGATACCAGTGGTTTCATTGATACTGGCAGTTATATCTTTAACGCTCTGGTATCTGGCTCAATCTACGGTGGTGTCCCTGGAAATAAGATTACCGCTATTGCAGGAGAGTCTTCTACTGGCAAAACTTTCTTTTGTCTTGGGATTGTACAGCATTTTCTCGACAGTAATCCTGA